AAGAAACATTTATCGAGACTGAAAGGTTATATGTCAAGCCTTACACAGTCTATCTATATTAAGGAGGAATGACATGCCCGAAAACAAAGTAACGTTTGGTTTAAAAAATGTTCACATTGCACCTGTAAAAACTATTGGTGCAGATGGAGTGATTACTTACGATGAAGTATTCCGTTTCCCTGGAGCAATGGACTTGACTCTGGACCCAAAAGGTGATTCTGGAGCAGTTAAAGCAGATGACATTGACTACCATTTCATCAACTCAAATGAAGGATATGATGGAAAACTTAAAGTACCTCATATCATCGAAGCATTTGCAACTAAGATTTTGGGAGAAATCAAAGACTCTCAAACTGGTGTCATGACAGAAAAAGGAGATGCAGAACCAACAGCATTCGCCATTATGTTCGAGTTCTCAGGTGATAAGAACAAGACTCGTCACGTTCTTTACTACTGCTCAGCAAGTCGCCCATCAAATGGATCATCAACTAAAAACGGTACAAACGTGAACGAACGTGAGCTATCTTTCAAAGCTAGTCCTCGTCCACTTGACTCAGTTATCAAACGCTCAATCACTTCAGCTGATAACAACGAAGTCTACAACAAATGGTTCGAAAAAGTTTATGAACCTAACTCTGTTGGGTAAGGAGAAATAAATGCGCAAAATCATCATGGTTGGCGATCAGGAGTATGAGTTAGGAACTAATGGCTACACTCCTATCGCCTACAAGCAACAATTTGGGAAAGATTATTTTCAAGATTTGTTCTCGATGTTGAAAAATCAATCATTCATGAATGAATTGAACAAGCTGGAAACCGACAAGGAATTGACAGCGACTAATATTGATATTTCGATGTTGTCAGATTTTGATATGACCTTTTTTAACCGTCTTTTTTGGACCTTTGCTAAATCTGCAAATCCTCACATCAAACCTTACGAACAATTTTTCATGGAAATGGAAAGTTTCCCGATCCAGGAAGTCGGACCTGAGTTGATGGAAATGCTGAATGCAAGTATGTCAACAAAAAAGTCCCAGACCAGTCAGAAACAGCTAGCGAAGAAATTTTCACAGTAGAATCTTATCTATCCTGTTGTAAAGAAACAGGATTGTCTATTGATGATTTGAAGAATATTTCAATTGGAATGGCTTTAGATTATCAAACAGATTATGTGAATTTACGAAGCGAAAGTAAAAAAGGTGAGCGAAAAGCCAACCAAGCTGATTTTGACAATTTTTAAAAGAAAAGGAGTGCTGAGAGAGCGATTCTGAGGTCAAGTTTATTGATCCGACTGCATTATCAGTCGTAGATGTTCTCTCAGCTCTTTTTATTTTTAGAGGAAGGAGGAAATATGGCAGGAAATATTAAAGGTATCAAGATTGAGATTGATGGAGATACGCAACCCTTACAGAAGGCGCTCAAGAATGTCAATAAGGCTGCAACAGATGCAACCCAGGAATTAAGACAGATTGACAAAGCCTTAAAATTTGACACAGGGAATGTAACTCTATTAACTCAAAAACAAGAGGTTCTACAAAAACAGGTTTCTAACACAAAAGAAAAACTAGAAACTTTAAGACAAGCACAATCTCAGGTTGAACAACAGTTCAAGAGTGGGAATATTGGCGCTGATCAGTATCGAGCATTTCAACGTGAAGTTGAAACTACCAAGAATGTTCTTGAAGGCTATAAAGGAAAACTAGCAAACGTCAACCAAGCACTGTCAGAAAATGGCAATGCTACCCAAAGCAACAAAAGTCAGCTTCAAAACTTACAAAAAGAGCAAAAACAACTTGCTAGCGAATCTGAAAAAGTCGTAAGTTCATTTAAACTACAAGAAAGTCAGCTAGGCGCTAATGCTAGCGAATCTGAAAAACTAGCTCTGGCGCAGAAAAAGATTGGTGCTCAATCTTCTATTGTTGCTAAGCAAATTGAAAACCTTGAAAAGCAATTAGAGCTAACTAAGAAAGAATATGGCGAAAATTCAGTCGAAGCTAACAAAATGGAAGCAGAACTGAACCAAGCCAAGACAGCGTATTCAAATCTATCTCAAGAAATGAAAAACTTGGGTAGTGCGGGTAAACAAGCTGCTAATACTCTAGGTGAGACAAATAACCTTTTAAAAGCAGAGTTACTTAATCAATTTTCTGAGAAACTGTCAGATATCAGCCAGAAGCTTGTTGATTTTGGTAAAAGTGCATTAGAAGCCTTCAGACAAGTTGATGAAGGCATGGACACTATTGTGACCAAAACTGGTGCGACAGGCGATAGTTTGAAAGAAATGCAAGATATTGCTTCAAACATCGCAACAACGATCCCGACAGATTTCAGTAAGGCTGGCGAAGCAGTCGGAGAGGTCAATACACAGTTTGGTCTAACTGGAGATGCTCTCAAAGATGTTTCCATAGAGATGATTAAGTTTGCTGAAATCAACGGTACAGACATTACCAATTCAACTATTTCAGCAAGTAAAGCCTTAGAAGCATACGAGCTATCAACTAGTGATTTAGCGAAAGTCCTAGATTCTACTACATATACAGCTCAGTCAACTGGTGTATCTGTTGATGACTTGATGAAAAAAGCAATCGAAGGTGCACCTCAAATCAAAATGTTAGGTCTTTCATTTGAAGAAGGTGTATCACTTCTCGGACAATTTGAGACGAGCGGTGTGGATGCTTCAGGTGCTTTGTCAGGTTTAACAAAAGCAGCAGGAACTTATGCTAAACAAGGTAAAACTTTGAAAGAAGGTCTTATCGAAACAATTGATAAGATAAAGAATACTACTAGCGAAACCGAAGCAATGGGACTAGCAATGGAAATATTTGGTGCTAAAAAAGCACCTCAAATGATTGACGCTATCAAGCGTGGAGCATTTGATTTTCAAACGTTCTCCGAAGCGGCTGAAAATTCAGTAGGGACAGTCTCAAACACTTTTGAAGCTACTCTTGATCCAATTGACAAATTTAAGACAGCTCAAAACTCAGTTACTTTAGCAATGTCAGAGCTAGGCGCAGCAATAGCTGAAGTTCTAGCCCCTGTCTTTGAAACATTGGGCAATATTGTAAAATCAATGGCTGAATGGTTTAATTCGCTTCCTGGTCCTGTTAAAGAATTCATCGTTGTTATTGGAGGCATCGTCACTATTGCTGGGATACTAGCACCGATATTCTTAACATTACAAGCAGCAGCAGTTGCTTTAGGGACATCAATAGGGGCAATGGTTACAGCAGCATTACCAATAATTGGAACCGCTGCATTGATAGCAGCAGCAATAACAGGACTCGTTATTGGGATTAAATATCTCTGGGAGACGAATGAGGGATTCCGTGAAGTAGTAACTAATGTCTGGAATGCAATATTAAACGTAATCAATACTGTTATCAGTGAAATATCTAATTTCATAACTAGTATATTCGGAACAGTTGTGACATGGTGGAACGAAAACCAAGAGCTTATTCGATCTAGTACAGAAACTGTTTGGAACACTATCCAAACAGTTATTGACACAGTCATGGCTTATCTAGGACCTCAAATCCAAGCCACTTGGGCAAATATACAATTAGTCATTACTACTGCTTGGGAAATCATCAAAACAGTTGTTGAGACTGCAATAAATGTTGTCCTCGGTATTATTCAAGCAGTTATGCAGATCATCACTGGTGATTGGTCAGGTGCTTGGGAAACCATCAAGGGAGTATTTTCAACTGTATGGCAAGCTATCCAAAGTGTTGTTCAGACAATCTTCACAGCTATCCAATCGTTCATTTCAAACACTATAAATGCTATCTCAAGTACAATTTCAAATGTATGGAATGGAATTTCAAGTACAATTTCAAACATATTAAATAGTATTTCAAATACTGTTTCAAATGTTTGGACAGGAATCAAGGATTCAATCGGGAATGCTATAAATGGAGCAAAAGACCTTGTAAGCTCAGCAATCAGCACCATCAAAAATTTGTTTAATTTCAACATTCGTTGGCCACATATTCCCTTACCTCATTTTAGCGTTTCAGGATCAGCCAATCCTCTTGATTGGCTAAAAGGTCAAATCCCTAGAATTGGGATTGAGTGGTATGCCAAAGGTGGTATCATGACGAAACCGACTATCTTTGGCATGAACGGTAATAATATGATGGTTGGTGGTGAAGCTGGGAATGAAGCTGTATTGCCACTTAATGAAAGAACACTTGGAGCAATTGGTCGTGGTATTGCTCAGACTATGGGAGACAATCCAACAAGCATCAACATTACAATTACTGGAAACATTGTAAGAGAAGAAGCAGATATCAGCAGAATTGCTGACCAAGTAGCACAGCGAATTGCTGATGAACTGCAACGTAAGACACAATTGAGAGGAGGTATGGCATGATAAAACATAACGAACTTGTGATTGACGGTGTAAGAACATCGTCTTTTCCTTTCAAAGTCATTGTCCATGATCCTCCTTCCGTTGCTTTAGGAGAAAGCAAGACAGAACTTTTAGAGCATGGTGGCATTAGCGGAGCGATTGTTCAGACCAACAAACATCGTAAATTAGTTCAAAAATCTTATACGATTTATCTAGTTAAACCAACTGAAGAACAGATGAATCAGTTCATGAGCCTTTTTATTCGTGAAAAATTTTGGTTAGAAAGCGAGCGAGTCAAAACAACCCG